CTGCAACACATCCGTCAGGCATTTCCCTAACAGATCCAAGACCTCGTGAAGATATTCCCAACTGTACACCACCTTCCACCAAAGAGCGCAGAATCTTACCAGACGGAGTGTCTAGGATTCGAACAGTACCCCTAACCTCGGGTCCTTCCATCCAAATGTTAGTAACAATATGAGAGGCATTTTTGAGATTTATAACTGAATCCTCTGGATGGTCTAATTCGCCCAAGGCTCGATTCTCTTTTACAAGCTTTTGGTAGATTTTGACCTCTCTTTCGAGTATGTTTTCTGGATATATTCTCATATTGCCGTTCGGCTTTGCGGCGCACTGCATTAGTCCTGTCAGGTACATGGCTCCGTTTTTTTGTATATCTATTTTCTCCACTTCCGTCAGCAAATCCTGACAGATGCCTCCTTCGCATAAAGCGTAATACTCTCTCAATAAAACCTTAGACATTCGTCATCTCCATTAAAATTATAGCGGGCGCTTCCCGCCCGAGTTAACAGCCGTTTTTGCAACGACGAACTCCACGCAACATCCACTTTTTTGACATTTATTCACCCCCTTCGTAGTGATTTATTTTAATTCCGCAGTCGCTAAAGACCATGTTTAAAATGTATGATGTTCCAGAACTTACCCAGCCGCAAATCAAAAGATTTACGATTGAGAGTTCAAAAGTAAATAGTTCAGTCAAGGGGCTAATGCCACATAAAAAAACACCTACCCAGAAGCCGACGCACATGGGGCATACCCAAAAGTATCCTTCTGGTCTAATTCTTTCGAAAAGTTTGCCATAACAGAGTAATTGTGTTAAACCATAGGCTGTTAAAATAAAATAGAGGAGGGACATTACTTCTTCTTCTCTTCTTCCAACATATAGCTCATCCAATAGGGCTCGTAATTGAATCCTGGTCTTACATTTCCTTTTTCTGCAGCTTGGGGCACTTCGCCCAACTCGGTGGAATCAGCATCGGTGGGATGTGTCAAATAATCATCCAACATCTTTTCATAATCATCAATATAATCATAATAAGGCTGCTCTTGTTTCAGAAATTTAGAAATATTATAAAGTGCGTAGTCTACCGGGCTGACGTGCGCGTTGCTCGACTCCTCAAGGAGGCCTTCGATAGAGCCAAATACGGCTCCTCCCTGGATCGATTCATATGAAACAATGCCCTTTCTCTTCAAATAGGTAAAAAAGCGATCCTGAGCCTCATATACTGTCTCGGAGAAATCGTCCTTTGCGAAAGTGACAATTTTGCTCGATGATGGCATAACAACGATGTCTATTTCTTTATGATCTAGAATTATTATATTTCCATTCAAAGATTTTCGAGCTTTAAGCTCCAGGGTCACTCTCGTTTTTTCGGCTTCGGGGCCGAGGTATACGGTTAGAGGTTTCATTAGCTTTGCAGTTCCTTCACTAAGTTCTGTATTTTTAAGATGTCGTGGATGAAGAAATTATCCACGGGCCTTTTGTGAGTGCCCTCCAATATGGCCAAAACTTTTTTAGTATTCTCGACCATAGTTTTGTCAGATCTTATTTCTTCCATTTTTAAGGCTTTAATAACCGACTCTTTCAATTTGGGGATTTCCTCGCTCAAAAATATCTTCAAATCTACCCCATTATCTATAAAAGACCCAACATATCTTTTAAGTAATTCTTTCTGCCCCTCTAAGAGAGTAGAAGAATACTTTTCATTAAACTTTTTGGCAAAAACTTTATAAGTCAAATTATCAATAGGTTTAAGTAACTCTCTTTCGCGCTCTTGGTCGGAAATCATCCCGTCAACAAGAGCATTTTCCATCAAAACACGATTTTTCGTTTTCGTTTTTGGATGAAAAATTTGAAATACGGTAGCTATATCTTTATAATTTGGAACAAAATTAGTAAACACGTCAGAAGAAATTTCTTTATTAATTTTGCTAATTAGCGCGGTTTGCTGACGAAATAATTCTTTATTATTTATAAGTCGTTTTTGTAGCTTAGCTTCATAAATAATCTTCTCGGCGGTGCGGCGCTCTACCTGCCTGGTGTCGAGAATGGCCTTATACAAATCCAAGTCTTTTGACAAAATAGTATTTCCCTTAAAATTCTCCCTAACCAAAGTTAAAATAGCTTTTTTCCTTTTGTCGTCCTTTGAGATAATGGTTTTAGTCAACTCCCTTATCAGAACCTCAAAAAGAAAAGCGGTATTACGCTTCTTATTATGCTTCATTTTCATTTATTTTAATCTCCGAACTTTCTTGTAATTCCTTAATTAGATTTTTTACCAGTATATTGGATTCTAGTAGAATATCTTCTTCTTTTTCATAAATAGGTTGGTTTTCTTCGTAAAGACCACGAGAAAGGGATCGAAAATCACGGGATCCAGGAACAACTTCTCTTGGCTTTGGGATCGCTATGGCTTGATAATTCTGTGGGCGGCCGTTGCGGCCGTCGCCTCCTCGTTGATTTTTCTTGACATACCCATGTCCTTTGGCCGACTTTTTAAGGGAATTGTCAGAATATCTTCTATTTTGAGAATCACGTTTGGCTGGTGCCGCTAAAAGTGCGTCAACATCATCAGTGGCTCCATCTGAGGCGATTTCCTCTTCGCCTCCGAGATCTTCGGCGCCGAGATCTTCATCTCCAAAACCCTCATCGCCGAAATCTTCGCCTCCGACATCTTCATCGCCCAGTGCTCCGCCGGCGGCTTGGGCTGCGACCTCTTCGGCCGCAGAGGTGAGAAGGGCCTCATATTTACGATCATGAAATATTTCTCTTTGATTTCTGATGAATTCCTCATCTGACAGTGAAAATATATTTTCAGCAATCCAGCGTCGACTGAAGAAGTTCTCAGTTGCGCCGCCAGCGATGTCAAATTTTGTCTTCCAATGTTCTAATTCTTGCAACTCGGCGATTTTCGATGGATTGTTTAATTTAAGTCTGAAACTTACTAAATCATCGCCTCGGAAACCCAAAGTATAGAGGTGTACTATCCCAATCTTTTCCAGTTCGGAGATCACAGAACGTTGTAGCCGCTGGATGGTGCGCGCAAAGCGAACATCTTTTTGGGCGAGAGTTGTTTTGTCTTCCTGGGCGTTATCGGAGTCACTCGAGAGGTATGATGGCGGGATTTTCAATGCTGAAAACATTTTGTCCCTTAAATATTTGATATCATCTATAACTCCGGTAAACTGACCTCCTTGTAAATTTTCAATTTTGGACGATTCTCCGCCTCGGATTGGAATAAAATAATCCTCTTCGACAGAAAGTGGATTGTAACGTAAGTCTACCCTTCCAGTGTCAGCATTAACAACCTGATTTCTCTTCATAGAAGTAATCGTCTTCTGGACAAAGGCTTCTACATCCTGTGGCGCTATGTTGCCAACGTCAATGTAAAAAACCCTTCTCTCGGCAGAACGAACTACGCGGTAGGCCATCATTGCGTCTTCCATGAGCACTAATTGGCGCCAAATTCGGCGGGCGGACTCCAAAACGGAAGTTCCATATGGGGCGTACTTGTCATTACCCAGAATACGAAAATGGGCTACTTGCCAATTTTCGAAAGTCATGCCAGCAGAATTCCATTGATACTGAACATAATTTGGATTGGTGGGATCCTCGCCCTCTAGGCGTTCGACTTCTCTGAGGGGGAGTGGGATGACTCCCTTGACGCCCAGGCGATCATCCAAATCCATATACACAATGTGGTCGCCAAATTTACACATTGATCGGCACCACCCAAAAAGATTGTGATTAATATTCAAAACATTCTCGTACAAAGATTTCAAAACCGATCTTATCTCCTCATTCGAACATTCTATGTCCATCATGGGACTCATCGAAGTGTGGGTCGTCATTTCGTCAGCGTATATATCCAAGGCTGAAGCAAGTTCTGGCATATATTCCATTTGTTCGTAATCAACATATCTCTCTACGCGATTTTGCTGAGCCATCAATTTCGAATTCATGACATCGAACGGACTGTACTCGGTTTTTTTAAACTGCTGACCTGATGCGCTCTTGAACTCCGTGGAATACTTATCCAGTGCCGTTCTTCGAATCTTGCGATTCATTTGTGTGCGCCAATTTACAATCGGGCCCGAAAATAGGCGCGTCAGGCGCCTAAAAAGCTCTGACTGTGCGTTATTTGGATTTCTGTTTTGATCGGCCATTCTCTATCCTTTAATTAGCCAAGAATATTGTTTATAGTCTTCTATTGTCTTGAACATTTTTTCGTCCATAGCTTCTTTACTCTTATAACCATCCATTCCTGGGATTGTTGTATTTAATTTTGTGTTAACTGTTACCATAGAATTAAGACAAGCCTTTTTGTA